CATCAAAATTTCCGCCTGATTCGGCCAAGAAAGAAACGCCATCACTTGACGAACACAAAGCGGCAATGAAAGCGCTAATAGAAAGGAATAAAAAATGAGCGAAAAGAATGTAGGTGGGATTTTTTGGACGGTGGATGCTGATACCTCCCCCGCTATTGACTCGACAAAAAGCTTTGGCGATACAGTAGATAAAACTGAGGAAAAATTAAAAGGACTAGACGCGCAGACAAAGAAAAGCGAAGTAAGACTAGCAAAACTTGGACGTGTTACCGCTATTTACACTGCAAAACTAAAAAAGAATGGTAGTTCTATCGCAGCAAACGGAGTGGTGCTTGATAAGTATGGACGAGTAAATGAACATGCAACAAACAGACTTCAAAAGCTTACAAATGCACAAGCGAAATTAACAGGCACCTCCGCAGGAGTAAAAAAAGCACTAGACGCTCAAAATAAAGCGTTAGCGGCAAATAGCAGAAAATTTGGTCAAGCGGGCATACAGGCACAGCAATTTTTTGGTCAGTTGCAAGGCGGGCAAGGTTTTCTTGTCGCCGCTTCTGCGCAGTTTGCGGATTTAGGTATTGTTTTAGGGCTGCCATTAATTGGGGCGATTGGTGGTATTGCGTTTTCACTTGCAAATATATTAATGCCAGCATTGCTTGGGGGTAAAACGCAACTGGAATTGCTAGAAAAAGCAACGTTAAATGTTAAAGCAGCAATGACACTTGGCGCCGATGGCGTTATTGAATACACCGCCGAAATGAAAAAGTTAAAGCAGATTTCAGAAGCGTTAACAGAGATTAAATTAGCTAACCTAATATCAGAGCAAGCGGCAGCGTTTAAGGTTGGAATAAAAGGAATAAGCAAGCTCATAAGCGACGCAGGGACGGACTTTGTAAGTGGCCAACTGTTTGACATGAAAACCATTAGCGCAGAGGGCAGACTTGCATTTAAAACACTTAACGAGTCAGCTAAAGAGTTAAAACTAAAACCTACAATTGAAAACCTAAATAAAGTTGAGAAGGCTTTGCTTGGGCTATCCCGCGCAGGCGTTGATAGTAAAAAAGCAGGTCGAGAACTAACAAACTCTCTTGGCGGATTGATTGCTGAATATAAACTAGGCCAACTATCAATTGAAAGCCTGCAAGAAGCGCTAAAAGATACTAATGTAGTCACTGGCGAATCAGTAAAAGAAACCAAAAAGCACAAAGACGAAGTTAAAAGCATGGTCGAAGCTTTGCAAATGCAAGCTGAAATGCTTGGTATGTCAGATCGACAAATGGCGCAATATGCAGCGTCAAGAGCCAATGCTACACAAGCAGATAAAGAAGCTATCAGCGCGGCGTTTGATTTAATAGAAGCCGAAGACGCCAAGATACAAAAAGCGAAAGAAGTTGATGCGATATTAAAGCGCATCGAAAAAGAAGATCAGGCGCGGGCAAATAAAAAAACAGGCGATCGAAACAAAGCAATAGGCGTTGCAACTGGCGTGGTCAAGTCAGGTCTATCACCAATTGAACGACTAGAAGCAGAAAACGAAAAATTACTAGAGCTTAAAGCAAAATACGTTGATGATTCTGCAATATTCGATGAAGCATTGACGGTTAATGCAAACAAGCAGGCAGATTTAAGATCGGCTTATCAAATAGCCAACGCAAATTTAATAATGTCATCTAGCGCAAGCTTATTTGGTAATTTGGCATCACTACTAAAAAGTAGCGGTAGCGAGCAATCAAATGCATACAAGGCGATGTTTGCATTATCCAAAGGCTTTGCCATTGCGCAAGCAGCGATGAATTTATCATTAGCAATATCGAACGCTTCTGCAATAACGCCGTGGTACGCAAGTTTACCAGCAGTGGCCAGTGTTGTTTCAGCGGGTGCTGGTTTAGCGTCTTCAATAGCTGGTGCGTCGTACAGTGGTCGTGAGCATGGCGGGTCAGTCATAGGCGGTCAAACTTATGAAGTGGGCGAAAAGAATAAACCCGAAATGCTAATGATACCCGGCAATAATGGCAAAGTGTTTTCTAACAGCGAAATGAAAAGCTTTGGTGGCGGTGGAAATGGAGGAGGGGGTGCGCCAATAATTAACATATATGGCGCACCCGCTAACACTCAAGTAGAATCAAGACAAGACCCGTTAACGAAGCAACAGGTTACTGATATTGTTATCGGTCAGATGACCAATCCAAATAGCCAAGGGCGAAGAGGTCAGCAATCCAACTCAAACTTACACAATAAGCTGAACGGCACAAGGAGAACGCAATAATGGCGGATTTATTATGGCCTGATAATTTACCGGGACCGCAAGTTTCTGGCTTTGGTCGTGAGGAGGTCGTGGGCTTTATTGAGTCTAATTTAGCAAGTGGACCCTCTTTTATTCAGCCAGTCAGTGAAGATACGCCATCGTTTCATAGCGTGACGTATAAATTTAAAAACGGTGACGCTCGCCGCTTTCAGTTGTGGCTACGCACTAACAAAATTAAAACTTATTCGCCTTTCTTTGATGGCCCATTAATTACCGAAGATGGCTCTATTGAAACGCAAGAGTGCAGATTTACTGCCGATGGTTACCCGCAACTGCAGAGCAAGACTAACGGCGGTATATGGACCTATTCAGCGAGACTGTTAACGCGTGAGATTGTTAACGGTGATGATGAGTTTGCTACTGAATTGATTGCTGTTCATGGTGTTAACTGTGGGAATATCAATCTGGGTAATAGCCTCTTAGATCAAGGGATGATTATCTAATGCCTATAAGTCAACGACAATTTTTTACGACAAAACCTAAAGTGATAGAATTTACCACATTAGAGATATTTCACCCTGCATACGGCTACCTTCGTTTTGTTGGTAATCAATACACGCCTAAAACATTGGGCGGCGTTGTTTACCAACCTGCTGCAATGGATATAAAAGAAACTATTCAAGATTCACGAAACACTGTCAGCTATGAGGTGCAGCTAGGTCGCATCGGGAGCCAAGTTAAGCCGTTCATTAAAGCGGTAAAACAGTACCCGCTTGGGTGGGTTATACCAATGGTATCAACCGTTAGTTATTGGCTATCAAACGACATCAGCACGCCATATAGAGTGCCGGTCGTGCTTTCAGTTGGCAACCTTGTTATTGATGGCGAAAACGTAGCTATCACATTGGATACCGCGAACCCTAGAGGGCAATCGGTGGCGCGCAGATATAACGGCACAGACTTTCCAGGAACGAGGGCTAAAATATAATGAAAGCGGCAGAATTTTGTGAAAAGGTAACGGGCATTCCGTGGGTTAATCGGGGTGAATCTTTCGATGGAATGGATTGCTGGGGGCTGTGTATTCTTTCATTCCGCGAGATTGACGGAATAGAGCTACCGCAAATATCGGGCTATGCGGACAAGAGCAAGTCAACAGGCGAAGCGGTAACGCAAACAGACCTTGATAAATTTACAGAGTCACAGCCCACTGATGGCGCAATAATGACCATCTTCAATAATCACGGTAAAATGGTGCATGTTGGGCGGTGTTTATGTGGAAGGGTGTTGCATTCAACCGAAGCTCTAGGCGTTCGATGGGAAACTTATCAAGCTATCAATAGTAGAAACAGAAACGTGAGATACTTCAAATATGATTAATATTACGCATAAATTAGATCCCGCAGGTATAACGCCAGCTAAAATTTATCAGGTCGATGTAAACACAAATATCCTTGATTGGTTAAACGATACGTTTGAAAGTCAAGATGATTTATGTGGTGAGTTAGCTTGTTCTTTCTGGCTAAATGGTAAGGAGATATTTCGCAATGACCACGATGAAGTTGATCATAGCTTAATTGATCTCACGCTTGGCGTTAATGACAGTTTAGTTATCATTAATAGACCTGCGATTTCTGGCGCTGTATTTCAAATAGTCGTGCTTATAATATCGCTAGCCGTGTCTGTTTATACTTATCTAAACATGCCAAAGTTGCCCGGCGCTGAAGAAGCTGGCAACGAATCTCCGAATAACCGACTAAACGCCGCATCAAACCAATTTAGACCGGGGCAGGGAATACCAGAGTGTTTTGGATTTGGTGTTTCATACCCAGATTTTATTCAGCCATCATTTTATTTTTATGAAAATAACGTAAAAAAAGTGATAGGCGTTTTTTGTGCAACTGTTGGCGCTATAGAGGATAACCCGTTAATTCGCGTAGGTGACACTGATATCACTACAATACCAGAAAGCTCTGCTGATGTTTACGGGCCGTTTGTTGCTCCGCCCGCTGAGTTTTTAACGATACATCAAGCAACGGCAAATGTTGACGGTCAAGAATTGGTAGCGCCAAATGACAATAGCCTTATTCAATCAGATCTTGAATTTGATATGACGGAAGTGGCAGGGGTAATTAGTATCCTAACTACTTTTGAAGTTGTACAAGATTTGGGGCTTTCAACTAACTCTAATTTATACCTTAGAAGCATCTGGCTTTCTAATAATCCTCTTTTTCCCGGCACACCCGGCGCACCGCAGTTTATAGAGCATTACGCGCTGGACGGTGTTTTTGAGATAATCGATATAGTTACAAATGGCATTGATGCAACAATTACTTTTAGTGGCTCTTACTCAGATCAGGCCGCTGTAGTTGGATCGCTTGGGCGAGCGTCTGCCGAAAGCGTTTTAGGCGAGGGAACTAGCGGAGAGTTGGATTATTGGATTGGGTTTTTTGATACACCAGGGGAAGAGGCGGAGGCGGTATTTATTCACTGGCAAGCGCCGACCGGCGTAAGAAAAAGCGGAGGCGGTACGCTAACATTAACAGTGCGCTTTGAAATTGAAAACGTTGATACTGCTGTCGTTTTTGCTCTTGAGCCGTCGATAACTAAAAACACGTTTGACCCTCAATTTGTAACGACTGTTTTTAATAAAGACATATTCCCAGCTATGACCACTGGACACTATAAAGTAAGAGCTAGAAGAATAACGGATGTTGTTAGCACAGCCGGCACAGCTAGCGAGCAGTTAAAAGTTGAGGCGTTTGTTTCTGTTACTCCGTACACGGTGCCACATTTTGGTGATGTTACAACTGTAGTTACTCAGCGTAGAGCAACGCTATTTAGCCCTGATCAATCGGGTCAGAAAATAAACTTAGATTACCGCAGAAAATTGCCGTTTTATAATCGTGGCACTGACACTTACGAAACAGGTAATTTACAAGCAACTAAAGCACAGGCAGATGCTGCTGCTTACACATTAATTGTAAAGGGCAACGAAACAGAAGCAACTGTAAATCTGTCTGAGCTTTACGCTATACAAGATGGATTGAGCGATCAACGCTTGGGTGCGTTTACCTTTACTTTCGATGATGCAGATTTATCAAAGGGCGAGCGTGTTGAATCAATTTGCAACTCTGCGCGAATTTCATCTTTTCACGATGGCCAACAATGGCGGTTTGCGCGTGATGAGTCGAAGCCTATCCGATCTGCTATGTTTAACCGTCGCTCTGTTACTGGCAATAATGCAAAGCAAGCATGGCAGCCACAGCGATCTGATGACGCTGATAGCGTACGTATTTTGTATGTTGACCCAGATTCAAACACAGAAGAATCCGAAGAAAGAAGGTTTGATATTAACACAGGTCAAATAATTAGTGGTGAAATTGGAATTATACCAATTGAGATAAAACTTGCCGGTTGCCGTGACATATTGCAAGCATCAAACCGCGCTGATTTAGAAGTTAGGCGAATTGCTCATCAACGCCAATCTGTACGCGAAACCACATATAGAGAAGCGCTAGAAATTGACTTATTAGATCGCGTAGGCTGGGTTGATATAAACGACATTGATACTTTTGATGGTGAAATATTTGGTATTGATGGCGATAATTACGATACTTCCGAAGGGTTTCACCCTGAGATTGGCAAGGATTACGTGGTGTTTATCACTGATAACGAGGGGTTTTCATCAAACACAGTGCCATGTGTTGCTCGCTTAGATACTGACTTCGGGTTCACTGCGGCAGGGTTAAGCGGCGGATATATTGCAAGCGGCGACGAACAGATAAGCTCAAGATATTTTATTGCTGATGCTGATGATTTAACCGCAAGTAATTTTACGCTAAAGGCTCGCACTCCAAACGGTGACGGGACGGTTGAAATTGAACTGGTAGAATATAATGAGTTGATGTATGAGATGGATTAGATAGGTCTTTACGGTTGAAAGGCGGAGTTATCGTTAACTACCGCCCATGTTTGCTATCTTTGTTAATTCCACCTTTCAACAGGAATGCGGATAATTTCCCGTGAGTTACAGTGTTAGGCGTACTTACACTTCAATCCAATCGTTACTTAGTAATTCGTAATCAGCTTCAGGGACATCCCTAATTCTACAGCGAGTAGTACATCCCTCGTTGAATGCCGTATACTTTTCAGACAGCCATTCTAGCGCCTCGGCTTCTACTTTGAAGCATGAATTTGTATCTCCGCTATCAACAACAAAAACAGGCATCGTCTTTCCTACCTTCCTCTTGTCTAGTTCGGATTTAATAGATGCAATTAAACTTTCCAACTCGTTAACGCTTTTGCTTTCAAAATTCATTGTTTCTCACTCCATTTATCGTACGTCTAACAAAAAATTAAAGCGGACACGTCACTCGTGCCTCGCTCCTTAGCAGCTTAATTAGCGGTTATAACGATTTGCGCAAGTCACACACAAGCATGCCATTCCACACTACTGCATCTATCCTATCTCCAATTGGAAGATCGGAAAGCCAGTTGTTAAGACTGGTAACTGTAAAATAATCAATAACAGCCTTATTGCCGTTAACTAGGGGTTTTAAGGCAAATGCCTCATTTCTAGATGCAAGCAATTCAAAATCATTGAAGCCAGGGGTAATCTGCTCAAGTAAAAACCTTGCCTTTTTACTGAATCTCAAACTTATTCCCCCGCCAATTTTAGTCAATCTAACAAAAGACTCTCCGTTACCGCCTTTTGATTGTGTATACCCGATAGGGAGGGTTTTAAATTCCACGTTTTCAAACATTGTTCAATCTCCATTATCTCGTTATAACAACATGCTTAAATGGAAATTAAACAGTTGTTTATTTAAAGTTATCTTCGTTGGCTAAGTGGTTTCTGTTTAATTCCACTTAGCAAAAGGGTTAGTAAGAATTAATTAACTATCAGCAACTAGCATTCCGAGTATAATTGGTGTCAACAGAGGTGAAAATATAAAATGAATTAACATCCCTGTTCTTGTTGGCACATCATTAACATTTCCTTTTGCACCTTGAAATATCATTCCAATCGCAAAAAGGTACATAAACACGCAATAAACTGTAATTACCATCATATCTTCACCTCTCCAATAATTAATTCATTTCTAACAATTCAAATCAACGGAAAAGGCACAGTTTGTGTCTACTCCGTCTCGTATTTTCTATTAAGCCTTTCCGCTGTTTGCGGGGTTATACGGCTATTCGTTTTTAGTCGTAACATTAAATAATAACTTCATAAATCTACTTGCGGCTTCATTACTTGCATAGTGGTAATCAGAGTAAGAGTCAAAGGCTACGTGCTTCTTTGTTTCGAGTATCGCATCAAAGCAACTCATTGCTATATTGCAATGCCATCCGTGAGCATAGCTGCCTAGTTCGGTATCTTGCATTTCACCAGTTAATATTTCCAAGCTGTTTTTTATATTGTCTACTTCGTTGATATCTTCTGATTTAAAGTCAATATCGCTGGTTAACCTTCCAATTAATAGTCCGTTACTGTTTCGGATTATTCCGTTTTCCTGAATCATTACTTTGCTTATTGTTTTTACTTTAATTCCGTCATTCATTTAAAATCACTCCAACTTGTTTAATTGTAAGCCCGTATAACAAGGCATTTAAATACTACCCATCAATTCAAATTCATCGCTATCACTAGCCTTAACTAGTTCACCGTGGTTATTATCTACAATGCTACCGACTGTATTTATATTCTGCATGTCAGTTAATGCGACCACCGCGCTACCACGGCGAATGCATTTAACGTTCGCTTTAACTAGTGCGTCGCTACAGTTTGTGGCGTCGTAGTCGCTTGGGTGTTGTAGTTTGATGATGTTCATTTACAGCCCCTTTAATATATCTTGTAACATTGAAGCCATGGCAAAACTTGCAACCATCTCATCGCCTAGGCCATGGTGATTTTTATCATAATCATCGCCACGGCTGTTTTCTATCTCGTAATTATATGAGATATCATCAAGCTCGATTTTATTGAATATGACTTCTGGATTTTCAGACTCATCACCACTCCAATCTTGACAGCATCTATTGCCCGCCAAGCTACCATGCATTTCAAGTATATTTATAGCGCACTTCAATATCTTTGTTTTTGTTTCTGCTGATAATTCACGTTTAATCATATCCGCTCCGTCTTACGATAAGTGCATTTAGTGCAACGCTCAGTTGTTGGGGTTAGCTGGCGAATAGCGTTGTTTCTATTGCCCTCATGGCGCACAAGGTCATGACCGCCTGTTAAAAAACATAATATCCGTGGCATTGGTTTATTTGTGATTTTTTTCATCTCGTTCACCTCTTACAAGTTCAGCCCACTTTTCAGAAAAGCCGCCTACCCAGCAAAAATAAGCGGCCGGACGATTCTCGCTATATGGATTTACAGCCCACGATTTTACACCGTATGGCCAATCAGGATTTGGTTCCTCTCCAAACCAGTGATTAACCGCATGAAGCTTGCCATCATTGAATGCTTTTTTAATTGCGTGCGGTGGCGTTTCCCACATAGGAATGCGTATTTCATCGGTGTTAATTTTACATGACCGCATCGGTATAATCACCTCTTCTGGCCCTTGGTTGTTATCGGTCATGTGCACTCACTTATTCGGTTATTTGACAATACACTGAGTTTAGTATTAATATGTTTACACTGTCAAGTAATTACGATAAATAAAGGTGTAAATTTGAACTTATTAGAAAAACTAAAAACGTGTGAGCCTAATGTTTCACAGATAGCGCGTGACGCTCAACTTGAACGACAAGCAGTGTACTTGTGGGT